ATCGAAGGCTACGCCCATCTTGGCGGCGTCCTCGGACAAAGCGCACCAACTCCTCGCGGGCGATACCGGCCTGACGGCCGCCGCGACGATGGCGCCGATGCCGTCGGCCGCCATCGGGATGCGGGTCGACATCAAGAGCACATCTTTGGACATCTGCCCGAATTGATCGGGCGTGTCGAAGTTGACGACCTTCTTGACGTCGGCCATCACCGATTCGAACTGGACCGCCGGTTGCACCAGACCATAGAGCGCGCCACCCAGGGCTACCGCATCCATCATCTGCGCGCGGTAGGCGCTGCGGTTCTCCAGATTGCGGGCCTGTGCCTGCTGCGCCCGGGTCAGGGCTTCGGTACGCGTGCGCAAGATCTCGAGCTGGCTGCCGAGCCGGGCAGATTCGCTGCCCATGGCGCGGGTATTGACGCCCGCGCGTTGCAGCGACCCTGAGAGCTCATCGACGGCTGCCCGCTGGCGACGGTAGGCTTCCTCGGCCCGAGTGGCCGCTGCACGTGCGCGTTCCAGCTCTCTGGCCTGCCTGGCACTGGGCTCGCCACCCTGGTTGGCGATGTTAGCTTCCAGTCCAGAGACCTTCTGCTGGGCAGCACGCATGGCCAGGGCGGCATCCTTGGCTTGGGTGCGCAAGGTCTCCAGCTGCTTGATACCCGACTGCTTGTTGCTCAGTTCGGCCATCGTGCTGCCCAACTGGTTGAGCTGGGCCTGGGCACCGCGCACGGCAGACCCGAGGGAGGCCGCCAGGGTGGCACCGATGCTGATCTGGACGGGATGCGCAGTGGCCATGGCGTACCTCGGGAAACGAAAAAATCAGGATGTGGCCGTGGCAGACGACAGCCGCCGCGCCAATGACAAGGCCTCGACCAACTCACTCACCTCCAGGGCGAGCAACTCGGATCGAGGCCAGTGGGTGTAGAGGGCGAGCTCCACCACGAGGGCAGAGAGCTCACCCGGATTCACTGCAAAAACCGCCCAGCACCTTCTGCAGTTGGGCGTAGTCCTTCATGTCCAGCTGGTGGATGGCGGCCGGCGGCAACTCGGCCAGGTTGGCGATCAGCCGGATCTCGCGCTCGGCGTCCGTGCCGGCGGACTTCTGCGCGGCCAGGTGGTCGCCCACCGTGGGGCGGCGCAGGGCGATCTCCTTGATCGGCAGACCGTCGTGCTCGATGGGGAAGTTCAAGGTGATGCGTTCGGGGATGTGTTTCATGGGGTTGTTCTCCTGGGTGGGTGATCAAACGCCAATCGCGGCGCGAATCTCGGCCATCTGATCGACCCCGCCGACCTTTCTGACGAGGTTCACGGCATCGATCTCAACCAGCTCTTCGTCAGCGATGGTGAGCTTGTAGTAGTGCGCTGCCACCTGTAGCGTCAGCGTGCTCTTGTCGCCGGGCTTCCAGGCGCTGGCCTCAATCTCCTTGCAACCACCGGCGAGATTGACGATCACCGGCCGGGCCACCGTGCCCTGGGCCTGAATCGCCCCGCGCAGGGTGATCTGGGTGCGGGTGGAATCCAGCAGCCCAAAGAGCTTGAAGACCTCCGGATCGAAGTCCGAGATCGTCAGCTCCGCTTCGAGCTTGTCCATACCCAGTTCGAGCTCGACCGGGATGTCCATCCCTCCGGCACGGTGCTCCTCGGTCTTCAGGGTGAGCTTGGGCAGCTTGATCTCATCGACGCGCCCGGCGTAGCCCCGGCCATCGACAAAGAGGTTCATGTTCTTCAAGACGTGTGGCAGTTCGATGGCCATTACAGAATCTCCTCGAGGTAGTCACCGACCAGGTGCGAGCGAAACACGATGTGCTCGGCCGGATACGGCGCCGTGAAATCAAAGTCGAAATACACCCGCCCATCCGCAATGGCCTGCGCGGTGTTGAGCTCGGGGTCGGCCCAGCAGCGTCCGCCCAGAATCGCCGCCTGGGCTTTGAGCTGGCGCAGGTAGGCATTGACCATCTCGGTCACTTCCTCGACGTAGGTGCGGGTGATATTGCGATCCACCGCCCACAGGTGCGCCTTGACCAGCGACTCGTTGATCATGTCGGCGGTGCGCCGCACCGACAGGAAGGCCCAGCGGCTGTCGGTGGCACAGGTGCGGTTGCCCCACAGGCGGATGCCGTCGTGCGACACAAAGGTCGCCACCGAGAACTCGTTGAGGTAGTTCGCCTGGGTGTTGGGATCGTTGATCGCCCAGGACACGGGGCGAGCGGGTCGCAGCACGCCAGCCACCACCTGGTTGGACGGACTGAACCAGAAGCCGCGCTCGGCATCGGACTTGGCAATCAACCCGGCCACCCGGGCCGAGGGTGGCTCGACGACCTCCGAGCCATCGCGGGCGCGCACCACCAGCCAGGGATCGACGATATAGGCGCGGTCACTGCCGAACTGGGCACGGTAGTTGATGGCGGCCTCATCGTTGGTGTTGGGGCCGTCGATCACCGCAATCCCCCGGGTCTTCTGGGCCACTGCGATCAGTGCATCAGCGACAGCCTTGTGCTGGCTGAAGCCCGGGGCGATCAGAATGCGCGACTTCATTTCCGCGCGGGTTTCCTGCAGCGCCGCGATGCCAGCCAACTGCCCAGTCGCCGGATCAAGGCCGCCGATGACGGCATTGATCGTCTCATCCAGTGTTGCCCCTTCCGGGACGCGCACCACATAGACAAAGGGTGCGGCCTGATCCTGGATGGCCCGCAGTGCCTGGGCAAGGTGCCGGCGTCGCCCAGGTGGGCGGCCAGACGGCGGTTATTGACCAGCACCGGGACGTTCATCGGAAACGGCTCGTCCATGCCGCCGTCAAGGCCGCGCGAGCCGAGGGTGGCCGCGACGACGCCAGTACCTTCCCCTCCCGCCGTGACCGTCACCCGCGCCGCGACACTGGAGTCCGCCATCAAGGCTTGGGCAACCTCGGCCGCCGTGCTGATGCGCTCGCCCTGGGCGTTGGTTGCCAGGGTCACATCAATCAGGGTGCTGCCAGGGGTTCGTGTGTCCAGACGCACCGCCAGCGGCGCCTCGGGAGTCGCCTGTGCGCGCAGTTGCACGCGCAGAGTATTGCCCAGGGCGCCAGGCACCTTGGCGGTAAAGGTCAGTGATGCCTCTCCCTGGCCCAGGGTCAGCGTGGCGGTACGGGCAGTGGAGGCTTGGGGCGCCGTGCCCACCAGGCCAATGACCGAGGACTTGACGGTGCGCACGGTGCGCCCGCCGTCCTCGATCTCGATGAGTTCAATCCCGTGCAGAAATCGGTCTGCCATAACGGTTCTCCAGAAACAAAAAATCCGCCCATGGGCGGAATAAATCGGGGGAATGGTGGAGTGGGGGAGCGAGAGGTTGAACGTTCAGGCCAGCGGCTTGCCTTCATCGAACTCGATGGACTTCTCGCAGTGGTTCGGATCGAGTCGGTCCAGCAGCCGACAGAAGACGCAGGCCCAGCGCTTGCCTTCACGCGCGGCCTTGCCGGCACGGGAGCTCAGCGTCTCGTCCTCGTGCCCGCCGAAAGCCGCATTGGCCAGTTGGTCGTGGGCGACCGCCAGGGTCCAGGCCCGCCGACTGCCGGCCAGAGCAGCGGCCAGCATCCAGAGCGACGCGATCACCGCCGCGATCTGGCACAGTCCCCACAGCAACACCATCGACAGACGCTGCCTCATTGCTGACGAGCCGTGATGAAGAGTTCATCGAGCATCGCCGCATCCAGCCCCAGGGCGGTGGCGAGTTGCTGCACCCAGGGGCTGTCACGCTCGACGTCTTGCGCGTACTCCCACTCGATCTGCGCCGCGCGACGGGCCGTCTCATCGGGGATGGCTGCGAGCGCCGCTTCGACATCGTCGAGCAACCCGGCGTGCAAGAGCGCCAGACGCGCCTGGCGCATGGTGACCGAGGCGGGTACCTCGACGGGCGGCGGATCGATGGGCGGCTCAAGCAGCGGGATCGCCACGAACGCCCCGTCAAGGTAGCGGTAGCGCCCCACGACCTCATCGGGCAGGTTCACCCCCTCGACCTCCAGCAGTTGCAAGTCCAGATCACGCGGGAACAGCACGCCAGCCCCACGCCAGCCCTGCTCGGTGTCCTCGGGGTCGACCGCACGAACAACGTAATTCGCATCAAGCAGCAGTTTCATGGTTCAAGCCTCCGCAAACTTCAACAGGAAATGGCGCATCCGCAGATCGTTGGCGCTGCTGCCATAGCCCAGGTAGGAACGCCCCAGCGCCTGCCGGTCACTCAGGCGGGCCAGGAACTCGTAAAAGATCAGGCTGCGATCCACCCCAAAACGCATCCGCGTCCCCACCGCGATGCCATAGCGACGCGCCGGGCCGCCATTGAGCATCAGTGGGCGGTCCGCCCGCCAACTGCTGACATTGATCGATCCGCCCTCGCTATTGGCGATCGGCACGGCCTTGAGCTGGTCGTTGCTGATCTCCACCCGGTAGAGCGTCTGTGAGTAGGGCGAACTGCTCGAATAGTTGCTGACGAGGTAGAAGGCATGGCGGTAGTTGGCGAGCGCATAAACCCCCCAGTGCCCCCAGCCATTGCCCGCCAGAATCGGGTTGCGATAACCGCCAGTAAAACTCGACTGCAACACGGTTTGCGCCCCGTCGGCGGCCAGTGCCACCAGCGCGAAGTACTCGTTACTGCCATAGAGCAGCAGTCGGCCTTCGCCGATCTGGGCGACGTTGGTGTTGAGGGTGGTCCCGGCGGACAAGGTCAGTACGGCTCCCTGGACGATGGCGTTGCCCACGGCCGTCACATCGACGACCTGGCCCGCGAGCGCGGACTGGTTGTTGTTGCTGAGGTAGAACCGCCGCTCGCCGAGCTGGGTCACGGTGTAGCCCCAGGTGCCGGTCGTCTGGTTCATCAGCACATCGGTGCTGTAGCTCGAGGTCGCATCGAAGCTACAGACGCTGGTGCGGATGCGCTGGCTGCTGTCCATGTAGAACACCAGCGCCGCGTTGCCACCCAAGTGAAACGCTTGGTATTGATTGCTCGTGCTGCCCGTGTTCGTATTGGCCGGGTTCTGCACGGCGGTGCCGAAGGTGAGCGACCCATCGGCGTTGCGCAACAGCCGGATGGCGCTCAAGCGATACCAATTGTCTGACGCGTTGTTGCACTGAATCAAAATCCCCAGCGCCGAATCCGACAGGGCAAACGCATAGGTGATCGAGTGCCAGTTGGTGCAGAAGATCGTGCCCTGCACCTCGCTGCCCAGGGTCAGCGTGGTCCCCGACAGATGGATGGGAGTTGCATAAATCTTGGCGTTGGCGGTATCGATGCGCAGTGCCGCCCAGGCTTCACGGGTGCCGAAGCGGTCGATCCGCCATGGGCTATTACCCAAGGTCACCGTGGGCCCGACAATCGGGGTGGCCGGATTGGAAAAATCGATCACCCGCAGCTTGTGGGTGCTGCCAAAGCGCACCAGATAGCGGTTCGCATCGATTTCGATGATCTGCGTGATGTCCTCGCCGACCGAGAGCACCACCATCGGCGAGGTGACGATGCTGTCGCCGCTGAAGCTGACCGACTGGACGAAAGGGGAGTTGCTGGTGTCACGCCCATAGTAGAGATAGCGCGACGCAAAGCCCATGGTCGATTGGGTGTTGTGCAGCAGTTGTAAATCCGTGGATGCCGCGATCCAGCACGGCAGCAGATTGCCGGTGTAGTCCCATTCGCCGGCAGTGCTGCCATTGTCGAGCAGATGGCACTCGACGAGATCACCGGGCTCCAGCTGGCCGATCACCCGCCCGCTAGCATCGAGCACCCCGACCGGGAAGCTCTCGGGCGCCAAGGCCAAGGTCAGCCGGGAGCGCCCAATCTCCAAGGTGGTGGCATCGGGCAGGCGCACCGCCGCCCCGATCTGGCTGCAGCCGACCACGACATGGCGGCCGGTGGCCAGGGTGATGTCGACAATCTGCCCGGGATTGAGCGTCAGGCGTTGCACGCCGTTGGGCGAGAAGGACTGCAGCACGCTGACCTGCAGGTCGCCCTCGGCAGTCACTCGGGCCACCTGGGTGTCCCCCTGGCTGACCAGACGCGCATCCTGCGCATCGCCGCGCGCCAGCAGCCGGGCGTCCTGCTGGTCGCTCAGGGTGTTCATCGCGGCGGTCATTTCGCCGAGCTTGGCGTCGGCTACCTCGACCACTTCCAGCACGGTGGCCTTGCCGCCGATGCGCTCCAGGGCCGTACCCAGATAGGCCAGATCCTCGGCCGTGGCACTGGCGGAGGTGCTCTGGACGCGATCGCGGACGGCTTCGATCGCGCCTTTGATCAATACATTGGACATTCGTGACTCCTACAGACATTCAGAGGTTGAGCCAGCGCCGCAGCCGCTCCCGGCGCAAGGCCTGCTGCAGGGCGCCGATCTCTTCATCGAGCACCCCGGCCATGACTTGGGTGGTGGCGTCGAGCGCCTGCGCCTGCGCGGCCACATCCGCATCGATGCGGGTGAAGGCCTCCCGCAGATGGAGGACGTCGTCAGACAGCAGGTGCTCGGGGTGCGGCAGGGGATAGCCGCGCGGGGTGCGCTCGGAGGGCATCGCTCATCTCCATCAGGTGACGATGACGCGCAGGTTGCGCACGAAGGGCCGATGCTGCGGACTGCCGGCTAGGGCCAACTTCACGCGCGTGGTGCGGTCTGCACCGACCCCGACGAGGCTGCTGGCCTTATAGGTGCGCTCGACCCAGCCGTTGCCGACTTCCACCCCCTTGTCCAGGGTCAGTGAAGCGAAGCTGCCCGATGTGCCGGACTCGGCCTGGACCGAGACACTGGAGGTGCCGGGGGTGAGCGCCTCGAAGGTCACCGCCACGTTGAAGGTGGCGGCAGCGGGAATGGCGCGCGACAGGTAGTCACCCGCGGCTTCCAGCGTGCCGAACACCAGCTGCGTGCCCGGGTAGAGGATCGGACTGGCGGTATCGGTACCCTTCAGCCGGGCTGACACGGCCAGGTTGCCCGAGAGCTTCTCGGTGAGCGCCAACCCCTGGTCTTCCGACAGGGTGTAGATCCGCCCTTGCGCATCGGTCACCAGGAACTGCACGTCGGTGCCGGAAGCCGGACGCTCCACACCCGCAAGCGCCATCACATCGGACAGATTCGTCACCGTGTACTGGCCCAGGGAGACCGTCTTGCTCGATTGCGTAAAACGGCAGCCCAAGAGCCGGAAAGTCAAATCCTGCGTCTGGTGCGCAGTCCAAGTGCTGCCGTTACTGGATGAGAGCAGCACGCCGATCTGGTAAGGCTGCGCGGTGACCCAGCCGGTGCGCGGGTCGTACTTACCCAGTTCGGCCACCGACACCGCGTGGTTGGCATCATCGGTGAGCACCACCAGGGCGTACTCGCGGTTGGCGTCGAGTGCCACCGGGTCGAGCGTGATCCGGGTCGGGTTGCCGTCGGTCTTGATGTCGGCGGCGAGCAAGCGGCCTTCGGTCAGCACGGTGGTGGTCGGGATGCCGACCTGGGTTTCGCGGACCTGCACGATGACGGGCGCCGATCCCCCTTTCGTGGTGAACCACAACTCCAAGCCACCGATGACCCGCCGCTCGGGCAGCGTGAAAGTCTGCGCCAGCGGGTCCCAGCGGCGCACCACCGTCGTCAGGATGCGGCGACGGGTCTCGGTGACGATCTGGCCTCGCCCGACGTAGGTTGCCGAGCCGTAGCTGCCGCCAGCACCCAGGAATTCGACCAGCTTCGCGCCAGCTGGGATCGCCTGCGGGATCTGGAACGTCCCCGTCAAGAGGCCCGAGGCATTGGCCGCCGTGCCCGCAGGCTGCGAAATCCCGATACCGTCGAAGCGCAAGGCAGCCAGCGCTTCGCTGGGGCCGAAGCCTTCCACCCGATAGCCGACGTTGAGGCTGCGCAGGAACTGCGCTTCCTCGCTTCGTGAGACCAACACCTGTTCGCTGACCCGGGTGCCGACCACTTGTTCGAGGACGCCACTGCCCTCGATCAGACGCTCGGTCACGTCCGAGGCCCAGGTAGTGTTCGTCACCGTGAACTGGTCGACGGCTGGATTCAAGGTGACCCGGGCCGGTACCGGCTCGAAGGCCTGGTAGGGGTTGATCTTCATCGAACCCGTACGGGCCAGTTGCTCCACCACCGGCGTCAGGGTGTAGTCCAACGTCAGCAGCGCGTTGCCGTTCTCTTTGGCGTGCTGCGCCGAAGCGGTGATCGGTAAGGTGAGGACACCGGCCACTACCGCGCCGGTCTGCGCCACACCCTGGTCACGCAGATCGTCATCCAGAAAATTGTCGACGAACAGCCCCTTCTTGGCGGCGGGCTCGCGGATGTTGGCATCGACCCGCAGGCGCTCCAGCGCCATCAGGTCATACAGATCGGCAATCTGGCGCTGCATGGCCGTGAGTTCCGAGACCTTGATGGTGCGAATCGCCACGTTGCGCACGACGGGTTCCGAGCCACTGCGCCAGTCGTAGGCAATTTCGGCCAAGGCCAGACGCGAA